ATAATGATTCTAATGTTCTTCTTCGTCGTGTCTATGATGCTCTTACTGAAGTTTTAGATGGACCAAGTATTGCTGCTGCTGTTCTTATTGTTGCTAAGTACCAATATCAATCTGCTTTCGTTGCTGATCAGGAGATTAATCTCTTAGCAGCAATGACAGAGATCATGGTTGAATGTGAGTTTAAGTGAGAAAAACTAAATCATTTAAACTTAACATTTTTGGCATTTTAGGTATTTTTGTGCTATTATTAGGTACAGGATCTATTTTTATTTTTTATTACTACATGAAGGAGATTTATTTTAGTGGCATTATCAAAGCAAGTTAAAGATTCACTAGAAGCATGTCAAGAACATTTAAAAGATGCTCTGGCATTTTCAGCACGTACAGAGAAACCATATATAAGCAAACACATCGCAGATATGTTAGCAAAGATTGATGCTTTAGTTGACATAGAAACATTCTTAGAGGAACATCATTTATGATTTTTATAGCATGTCCACCAGTCTATACATTACCTGGTACTTGGAGTGATCCAGAAAAAATTGCTAAGTGCAATGAAACATTAATACCACATCTTACATTAAATCCAGATTATACATTTGGTATTTCAATTGCAGTTATAACTATTCTACTTGCAGGGTATGGGATCTATAGAGGATTCTTTGCAAATACAGGATTAAACGATCCTTGGGATGATCATGATGACTAATGTTAGTATCACAAAAAACTGCTAAATGGGCAGCAGATGAGTTTATAAATTATTTTTCCAACTTTCAAGATATTGAAGACTATCTAAGGTTTGTAAAGAAAGAAGTATTATCTTCTCGAACTTCCTTAGTTTCTCTGTCTGATGAATTCTTTAATGAAGATATGCATCCAGAGGATATGGAGTTTAATATAGTTCGTGTTGGTAAAGGTGGACTCGATCAAAAATATTATTCTAATTTACTTACAGCAGTTTCTTCTCATAACAATGAGCAGAATATTCCTGGTCGAGAATTGAAGTGGATGGTATTTGAAAAGAATACTAATAAAGTTATTGGATTTGTTCGATTTGGATCTCCTACAATTAATTCAAAACCAAGAAATCTCTGGTTAGGTAAACAACCAGATCTTTCTTTATTCAATCGTCATGCAGCGATGGGATTTGTTATTGTTCCATCACAACCATTTGGGTATAATTATCTTGGTGGTAAGTTACTTGCTTTGATGTGCATATCGCACTATGCAAGAGAACAGTTGAATGAAAACTTTGAGAAAGATATCGGATTGTTTGAAACTACGTCTCTGTATGGGTCTGCAACGTCTGCATCACAGTATGATGGACTCAAACCCTTTATGAGGTATAAAGGACTCACAGAGAGCAAATTCATACCTCTGATGCATGATAAGCAGTTTCATAAGTTACATGATCATTTTACCATGCTCAATGACAACACACCTCTGACTGATAACAAAGCATCTTCAAAGAAAATGAAAAGGCAAACTAAGATGATATCTATCATTCGTAATAATCTTAAAGATCAAACTAAGTTGACTAGATTTAATGAAGTTATCAAAGATGCATTTTCAATTACACAGCAGAAAAGATTTTATATTTCTGATTATGGTTTCTCGAATGTAAGAGAAGTAATATTAGGAGAACAAGACAAATTGACACCTGGACAAAACTATGCTAAATTTGAACTTGATAATATCATTTCATGGTGGAGGAAGAAAGCAACAAAGAGATATGAGAAACTAAAGAGAGAGAACAGATTTAGAAAAGAGGTTGAACTATGGACAGAACAGGACGACATACAAATCATAAGATAACTACCTTTGAGATTGTATTCATACCGATTATATTTTTTGAAGAGTTTGTCAAACGAACACTAGTTGGGTTATTTAAACTTCTTGTTAAATTTGAAAATTGGAACTTTAATCGCAGATTACCAAAATGACTGAATTGAAAGATTGGTTGAACTCAATCAACCAAAATAAAAAGAATATCTATAAAGAAGACCCTACAGCAAAGTATCCTTCATACATTGTGAACAGGTGTATGTCTGGTCATTTAGACACGGTTATGTTTGCAAATGAGATGAACCTTAGGCCACAACTGGATAGTGATATGCAGTATTCATTTTATCTAAATAGTGTGAGGAAGCGAAAGAGATTCTCTCCTTGGCTCCGTAAAGATGAGATTAAAGATCTTGATTCTGTGAAACGTTATTATGGTTATAGTAATGAAAAAGCAAAGCAAGCTCTACGAATCCTAACCAAAGAACAACTTAATTTTATAAAATCGAAATTTGAAACTGGAGGAGCAAAATGATTACCGAGCCTGAGGTTAATTGGTCTGCTGATCAAATGATTGAAGTTAATCTGAATGAACCAGATGACTTCTTAAAAGTAAGAGAGACTCTCACAAGAATTGGGGTAGCATCCCGAAAAGAGAAAAAGATATATCAATCATGTCATATCCTTCATAAACAAGGTAGATATTATATCGTGCATTTTAAAGAACTATTTGCATTAGATGGTAAACGTGCTAATCTAACTCAGAACGATGTTCAACGTCGTAATCGTATCATTCAACTCTTATGTGATTGGGGATTAGTGACTGTCATTAATATCGAAAAGGTAACTGACATTGCACCTTTAAATCAAATCAAAGTTCTTGCATATAAAGAGAAAGGTGATTGGGTATTAGAAACTAAGTACAACATTGGTAAAAAGAAAAAAGTAGAAGAACCTGCATAAAGTGAAAAAATTTATTTTTGATATTGACGGAACTCTGACTCCTAGTCGGAAACAGATTGATCCAAGTTTTGAAGCATTCATGATTAAGTTTTGCTGTCAACATGACGTTTACTTAATCACGGGAAGTAATCGAGAAAAGACTATTGATCAAATTGGATTGGATGTATATAATCGAGCACTGAGAGTTTATAATTGTGCTGGTAACGATGTTTATGAAAAAGATAAAAATGTATATCGAAATCCTTGGAAGTTACCTGATGATGCAAAAGAATTTTTATTAAAAGAATTAAAGCAAAGTTTATTTGCAGTTAGAACAGGAACACACATTGAGGATAGACCTGGTTGTGTTAATTTTAGCATCTTAGGTAGGGGAGCAAACTGGACAGAGAGAGAAGTATATAAAGAATGGGATAAAGATAATCATGAAAGAATTGAGATAGCAAAAAGATTTAATAAAGCATTTCCAGATTTGTATGCTTTTGTTGGTGGTGAAACTGGTATTGATATATCATTGAAGGGATGTGATAAAGGACAAATACTTAGAGACTTTGATTCAAAAGATGAGATACATTTCTTTGGAGATCGCATGGATGAGAATGGCAACGACTATCCATTAGCGGAAGCACTAAAAGAAATGGACGGTTCTACGCACTATGTTACAGGTTGGGAGGACACCCGAACCAGATTAGTAGAGTTCTCCACATCGGGTGAATTCTTTAAGTGATATAATTAGTAGTGGATGCCGAAAGGGTCTACTATTCACACTCGCTTAATAAGGAGAACTATGACTAACATTCAGAGATACACTGCTGCCGATCTTCCAGAACTCATGGAGAAGATCCATAAGAACAGCATAGGATGGGATGATTATTTTGAAAGTTTTTGGAATACAAATACAAATGCTAATTATCCACCATACAATATCGTTCATGTAAACAATGTCGAATCCAGATTAGAGATCGCACTCGCAGGATTCAAGAAGAAAGAAGTTAAAGTTTACACAGAATATGGTAAGATATTCGTAGAAGGAACAAAGGAAAAGAAAGAAGAAGAAACATATAGTCACAGAGGACTAGCACAAAGATCATTCTCAAGAGAATGGACTCTATCAGATGATGTTGAAATTAAAAATGTGTCATTTGCAGACGGTTTACTTTCAATTACATTAGGTAAGATTGTTCCAGAACATCATGCAAGAAAAGAATATCTATGATATAATAGAATTCTTTAGACTTATATAATGGATTACAAATCATCAGGTGTAGATATTGAAGCAGGAAACTCTTTTGTAGAGAGTATCAAACAAAACATTAAGTCCACCCATAGGCAAGAAGTCCTGGGTGGATTTGGTGGTTTTAATGGTATGACAAGAATACCAGAAGGATATAAGAAACCAGTTTTAGTATCAGGAGCAGATGGAGTTGGAACTAAATTAAAACTTGCACAAACATGGAAGATGCACCATAACGTGGGTGTAGATCTAGTTGCCATGTGTGTAAACGATGTGATCACTTGTGGTGCAGAACCATTATACTTTTTAGACTATATTGCGACAGGTAAGATTGATCAAAAAGTATTAGGTGAAGTGGTAGATGGTGTGGCAAGTGGTTGTGCAATATCTGGGTGTTCTTTGCTTGGAGGAGAAACAGCAGAGATGCCATCAATGTATGATGAATCTGAATATGATCTAGCAGGTTTTTGTACTGGTATTGTTGAAGAGGATGAAATAATTGATGGAAGTCAAATCAAAGAGGGTGATAAGATAATTGGTATTGCAAGTAGTGGAGTTCATAGTAATGGATTTAGTTTAGTAAATAAACTAGTTTGGGGAGGGTCTAAAGGATCATTAGATTTCTTAATGGATCCTCATGGATTGATGGCACCAACTCGCATCTACGCACCATTAATTAGATTTCTAAAAAGAGAAACTACAATACTAGGAATGGCACATATCACTGGTGGTGGTCTTGTAGAAAATTTACCAAGATGTATACCTGATGGATTGAGACCATATGTTAATTACGATTCTTGGCCCATGCCTCGTGTTTTTCATGATATAATGATGGCAGGTGAGATACCACCAGAAGAGATGAAAAGAGTATTTAATCTTGGTATTGGTTTCTGTGTAATCGTTGCTGCTGAAGATGAGGACATTACACTAAAAGCAATTGGTAACAACTGTTGGACAATTGGTGAGATTGTGGTATAATATAGATGTAGATAAACACAATTATGAGTGTACAATTAGTTTTACTAAAATCAGGAGAAGAAGTTATTGCTGATGTCAAAGAATTACGTGATGACAGCGATGACTTACTTTCTTATGTTTTTAAGAATCCTTATACTATTAAAATTAAAACCGCACAGGTTTTAATGGAGGGGAAAGGATCTCCAAAACATGAAGCAGTATATTATAAGTGGATGTCTTTATCTAAAGACACTGATATAATAGTGAATAAAGATTGGATTGTATGCATTACAGATCCAATAGATACAATTAAAACATCTTATGAGGAAAGATTAAATGGAAGACGATCTAGGAATGATTCAGACGAATCTAGCGACAGACGAGATGGTGGAACCAGCGGATCAGGAAGTGGAGGAGCAACCGAATCCGATTCAAGTACTAATCTTAACGAATAATACTATCTTAATATCTGAGATTGATGAAGTCTTAGCAGATATTGGACAACCAGATTGTAAGTTAATTAATCCGTGCACTTTATTTGGTGGAAAGGTAGAGAGATGGATGGCAGATGTTACACCAAATAACGAAATGTTTATGAGTTCAGATAAGATACTAACTTTAGTTGATCCAACAGAACATATACTTGAAGAATATATTAAACTTGTGAAATGAGGTTTTATACTAATGTCCATCAAAGATTCAATGAGATCCTTGTGCGTGGATATGAAAACGGAAAACACTTTACTTTAAGAGAGCAGTTTAATCCAACTCTCTATGTTCCCTCAAAGAAAAAATCAAAGTATAAAACTTTGGATGGTAAAAGTGTAGAACCTGTAAAACCAGGTAATATAGCAGAGTGTAAAGAATTTATTGAGAAGTATTCTGGCATCGAAGGATTTGATATCTACGGTAATGACCGATATATCTGTCAGTATATTTCTGAAAGATATCCAGAGGAAGAAATTAAATTTGATATTACCAAAATAAAATTAGTAACAATTGATATTGAAGTTGCTTCTGAGAATGGTTTTCCAAATGTATTTGAATGTGCAGAAGAATTACTTGCTATTACTCTACAAGATTATAGCACTAAGAAGATAATATGTTTTGCATCAAGACCTTTTAACAATACTCGTAAAGATGTAAGGTATGTTAAGTGTGATAGTGAATATGATTTAATTGGTAAATTTTTAGATTATTGGCAATCAGAAACTCCAGAGGTTATAACAGGTTGGAACTGTGAATTGTATGATATACCATATATCGTTGGTCGTATTGAAAGATTGATGGGAGAGAAAGTTGTTCGCAAACTATCTCCTTGGGGTTATGTAAGAAAGAAAGATCTAGTTCTGCATGGACGTAAACAGATATC